TTTATATGTACGACAGGAGACGCTAGTGCAGAAACTATTAAAAAATATATCAACAACCAAGGCTGATTCGGGACGGCTTCCTCCCTCAGCTAAAGCTGGAGGGTTTCCAGCCGGGGGATTTCGATGATGTTATGGAAAACATGCAGCATCGGTTTCAGAATGAACAGGATGTTTTAGATCGTTTTCCGAATGCATCATATGTGATATATAAATCGGTATAAAAATAACCACCCAAAGGGGTTCATTCGAACCCCTTTTCATTTGTGTATTTTTAAAGGTATCTATATAGATAATATATAATGTACCATAAGGTACAAATAAATTATCTGAGGAGATAACATGAATACAATACTCGTAATGTTTTCACTATTCAACTATATACTAATCAGCATCGCAGGTATGGCGTTGGCGTGGTATATGGTTAAATTTATCTGGAACAACATGAATGCCGAAGAAAAACCGTGGGTATATGCATATCTGGGTGGTTTTGCCGTAACAACAGTGGTTTCATTCATCGCGATGAGTCACCCGTCATTACAATTACTGTTGATTGTGATATCACTAGTAATGATGTATGTAACAAGTAAAATTGTCCAATTGATGTTCCGCATGACCGATGATAAAACTCTGAAGTTTGCTTTAAAGGCAATGTTGCTGATACCATGGCTGATCCATTTGGCGGAAACCAAATATCATGAGAATCAGGCTCTGAAATTTGAGATTCTCAATTCTCAAGTTGCAAAAGAAACTGAAGTCGTCGAGCCAGATAATGTTGAAGAAGTTGCCGCAAAAGAAACTGAAGTTGCCGCAAAAGAAACTGAAGTTGCGAAAGAGGGTACGACACCTCCTAATGTCTAAAAAAAGGGCTCTTCATTGAGCCCTTTCTATTTGATGGGGTGAGCAATATGCGAATTTTTTCAAAGTTTCGGGATTTCGATGATTCTATAGCTGGGGCAGCTGGGTTCGACAAATCTGTAATATATAATCGAAAAACAAAAATTGAACAATTTTCAGAATTCAAACCGAAAATGTATTTTTTCCAATATGGGTTCGATCGTCTTAGTTTAAATGCACGTAAATTTCTAATTTGTGGAAAAGAATATACACTAATTAAAATAGGCGGTCGGAAGAAGGGTTACTTTGTATCAGCAATATTCGATAATCTGGAAGAGTCTATTAATTACATCAAAACATTAGATAGCAATCTTCCTTCATATATCATTAATTCCCATTACGGGTTTAATATCACTAGATTATTTGACAAGTGTTTCACAGATAAACAAATACAAGAGTTGCATATAAAGTATAATTCACCTATTTTAGCTATATACGAAGAGGATGGTCATTTATCTAATAATATTATTGAAATAGATGCTAAATTAGATGGTTTTGGATTTGCTAAAATTATCGATCCATATACAATGTTTCAAGAGATTGAGATGTATTTAGCAAATGTTTTATGTAACCGTGAAAACGGCAATGTACAAATTTCCGATAAAGATTTAGTAAAACAAAAGGGGTTTACGGATGTTAGTTTTCGGAAACTTCCAACACCTAAAGGTGTTAAAAAACGGCCGAAAGAGTTGTAATATAAGGAGGGGTATATGTCAACATATAGTAATAAACACATTTTACGTAAATTGTCTCCGAAAGACAGAGAAGAAATAGCTCAATTCGTTGCTAATAATATTGAAACGCCAAATATTAAGAAACTGACAGCCGAACATTTCAATATCACACTTAACAGAGTTAATTCAATATGTAAAGGTCGCGAAGATTGCAATGTTCAAAAAGCCGCCTCGAAATCGGAAAGCTATATCGAGACAGTTCGTTTACACAAACAGGGTTTATCCACTTATAAAATTGCTAAAAAATTAGGAATTTCTCGATCAACTGTTCGGGACAGAACTGTTAAAAGAACAATAGAAACGGAAGACGAACGAAATGATGTCCGTGGGTTCCACCCTGCGTTGACAGTGTTTCTTCCGAAAAAGGAGAAAGAATTATGCCTCAAATAATTTTAAAATTCAAACTTCCAAAGGAACAATACGAGGCAGAGCTTGCTAGTCGAGCTCCTGATTTATCGTTCGCCCTTATTGAAATTTATAATATGCTGAGAAATGAAGTTAAATATGCCGAACACACCAAAGAAGCCGATAAAGCTTGGGAGGAAGCATTCGCTAATTTCAATGCAATTGTAACCGAGAATAATGTGGACCGACTAATATTCAAATAAATCATGTATTATTAATAAAGTTATATAGATAATATATAATGGATATTACATATATCTATATAAATTATTGCGGAGGTTCAAATGTTCAAAAGATTGCTTAAAAAGAATTTAACATTAGATAAAAAAACGGAGCAGCAAATCAGACAATGTAAAAGTTGTTTGTATATGGATATACCCCATGAAGATGCCCATTGTTACATGTTTAAAACAATGGTGGTCGGTTGTGGTCAATATACAAAGGAGGAATCCAATGTTTAAATATGTTCCTATCGTTTTGATATTGTTGATAACTGGTTGCTCAACTTATCGGGAGCCTGGCTATAGTAATTATACTCAATCATCCCAATATGCTGGACCGTATAGTTCGTATCAACGCGAAAGCGATTACGATCGAAATCAAACTGTCGCGGAACGGCAACGTGAATACGATAGGCATCAGGATCGTGTTCAAGAACGTGTGTTCCGATCCAATGCAGAAATGCGCAGAAATGTTGTAACTGGTTTGGCTATTATTGGGGCTGGTTACGGTGTCTATGCTATTGAGCGTAATCATCGGGAGATGGTTACAAATAGAGCTCAACAAGCAGCAAGAGCAGCTGCGCTAGCTGCTTATAACGATTAAACCCACAGAGGGATTCTTTTGAATCCCTCTTTATTTTTCTTGATCGGGAGAATTTTTCAGTATCGAAATCATAAAGTTCCCTGTTGATAAATACCGGTGGAATATAGAAAATCTCAAGAAGAAGGAAATCATGCACAAATTAATTGATGAAAAAACGAAAGAAGAATTTTATTTGGATAGTGAATTACTTGCTATGGTTAGGTTATTGTCTGAAAAAATAATTTCTACAACCGATGCTATAAATGATATGCATAAACAAATAGAAACATTGAAACGTGTTAATTCTAATTTGAATGATCAGTTAGATGCATCTTCGTTAGTAGGACAGAACTAAATAGATAATATTAAATAAAGAGGGGCGATTGACAATGTCAGATATAAGTTTCGATGACTTACGAGTCCGATTGAAATCAAATCAATTGAAAATTCATAATATATACAACGCTGATCTCAATCTGCCGTCTGTACTGTCGTCCAAATATTATAGGACGCATACATATGATAACCCGGATAAGGATCAAGTATTACCAACTGTATTCATAGATATCGAAGTATACACTAGAAATGCACCAAATCAAAGGTTTGATTTTATTACAGGGGATTGCCCATTAAGTGCAATTACATTATACTCCACATCTTCAAAATCTTTCGTATCATTTTTACTATTAAATGACATTAATAAAGAATCATTTGGTATAACACCTAATATGAAAAGAGATGATATTATTAAAATAGTTAATGATGTCCAAGATTCTTTTAAAAAGAAATTAATCGAATCGAAACACATGTTAGATGATGAAATATTAATAGTCCATATATGTATTGATGAATTTGATATGATTAAGAAATGTTGGGAGTATATAAGGAAAGAAGGACCTGTTATTATTAGTGGCTGGAATTGCGATGGGTTTGATTTACCGTATTTTTATAATAGAATTTGTTGGAATTGGGACAAGGAAACGGCAAAGTCTATTATGTCTGAATTTAATAGTGTTGAATTACGTAATGGTTTATTGAAGATAGCAGAATATTCAATTATGGATTTAGCATATGCATATAAACCTAGGGCAGAAGGTGGGATGAATTATGGGGAAACTCTCGCGTCATATACCCTTAATTCAGTATCTAATCACGAATTAGGTTTAACAAAACACGATTTCGATGGCGATTTAGATGGGTTGTATGAAACTAATCCGGCTGAATATTTATTTTATAATATCGTGGATGTTGCACTATGTTCGCGATTAAATGAAAAACTACAACATCTCGATCTTCATAATGGTATTAGAAGACGTGTTAAGTCAGCATTTACCCATGCTATGATTGGGTCGTCCGCTTTGTTTGAAACGTTTATCTATTCGCAGTTATCTGATAAAAACGAAATGGTTCGGTGTGGTATTATTAATGAGGATCAGTATAAAATAGATAAAGATGTATTAAGTTCTCTACCAAAATTAGCTACTAAGAAGGGAGAGATTAAGCCAGATACTATAACTGCTAGAGATTTGGTTAAATATACCCGCAAATTCGATGGCGCATATGTGACAGTATCATCACCAAGAGTTATTAAAGGAAACAAGCTAATTATCGATTTGGACGCAGCATCTCTTTATCCTTCAATGATTATGCAACATAACATATCATTTGATAGTTACAGGGCTCGAGTATTACCATGGCCATGTATTAAACTTTTAACATTTATGGAAAAGAATCCAACCCAATTATTGAGTAATGGGGTTGTTAATAATTTAAAAAATTCATTCGAAAGTTATGTTAAGCGTGAATCGATATCACCACAAGGCAAATCTCTACGAGATTTATTTTATATCACAATGTATATGCTAAAACAAATACAAGATTCCAGAATACCAATCCATGATATATATAAAGGTATTACAGATGAAGCACGAACTATATTAGTTAAATATTTACTCCCATTAACAGATATAATAAATAATGCTAGTGAACATAGACAAAATTATAATCATTTTATATATGATTATGTTTTTGGTGAAGATGATCTTCATATTAAAAATCATCCATTTGTATATATATTAAAAAACGCAAATTCATCAAGTAAATATATAGATAAAGTAACCCCACAAGAAGCTATCGAATATTTATCTCAGTATAGTCTGACATTATCGGGGGTGGCATGTTCGAAACATGATGAATTTCTTGGAATGTTTACTGGAATATTGTCTAATTTAAAAGAATTAAGAACAGCGTACCGAAAAAGAGCCGCAGAATTTCAAAAAGGGACGAAAGAATATCAATTATTCAATAATAGACAGGCCTCTATTAAAGTCCTTATGAACAGTGTTTATGGAGTTTATGGATTAAGTTCTTATAGATATTCAAATCACTGGCTCGCTCAAGCAATTACAACACAAGGTAGATTAACTGTAAAATTAGCTCAGTTTGAAGCAGAGCGGACAATGCAATTAAAATTCAAGGAGGATCAGTAATGAGTGAGGTGATTAACCCTTTTGAAATGACGTCTGAGCAGTTGAAAGAAGCTCAAGCTAAAAAAGAACAAGTCGATAAACTAAAAGATAAGGTAGATTTACCATGGGATGATTCTGAAACTATCGAAAAAGAAAATAGTGAAGGACAAATGGTAGAGGAACCAAACCCAGTTATAGCAGAAAATGATAAAATCGGAATTGAACATTCAACAGGTCCAATTACAGAACAGTTACCCCCGCCTCAAACGAACTCTCCGGATGGGCAGCCAATATTTCAACATCATCAACAACCAGCTACTATGAAAGCCGCATTAATGGGGGCTGTCGAGCAGGTTATAAATCACGACCAGATCATTCAAAATCAACAAACAAATCAAAATATAAATACTAATGTTGGACAGCAAATGAATCAGCAACCATCTCCATTTGTAGAGCAGCCCCAACCTGATAATAATGGGGAGTTTGATAATTATACGAATGATTACAATAACAGAAAGTATAAAATATTTGATCTATATTGGTTCTGGGGTAGTAATATACCATTGTCTATAAGTTATAATATTGATTTTGATAATTTAAGATTTTCGTTCTATACAGGTTTTGAAAATGCAAATGGTGATACTGCCGTCGAATTAAATGCACTATCAAAACAATGTACATTTAATGTATTTTCAGAAGTAGCAGAAGAAATGTTAAATATTTTCGATTTACCGGAATGGAAAATTAAAAACAAAGAGCGTATATTCAAAAGATCAGATAGTTGGTCGCCTTGTCCATCTGGATTTATAAAACAAAATGGATGTATTAAAGTAGTTGGAATATGCGATGGATTGCAATATGAATACAACTTTAATCTACCTTGGGAAATTAATGCCCTAAGAAGATCATTAGAATTCGCTGTTAAAGAATCCCGTATACTTAAAATATCAAAATTTCAATAAAAATTTGCAAACGACCTCCCCCTCAGCGTAATGCTGAGGGGGAGGAGAGTTGCTTTATTTAATAACAGAAGCAGAATTGACTTGACCGCTAAATAAGGACGAAGATGGATCAATCGTATCTAATTTATTGGAAATGTCATTATATGTAAATCCATTATCACTCATTAGGGATGTGAATTTATTCATTGCTAGATCATTTTCCCGAGTAGCAGGCCAACCATCGAATGAAAAAGTTACAGATAATTGTGCGGTATCATTTGTTGAGATATCGCTAGTTAAAGTATCATAAGGTAATGTTTCTGGGAACACCCCTTCAAAATAAAATAACTGTTCAATATCATCAGACAGAATAACGCCACTATCATTCATTGTAGGTTTACATAATGCTGCAAATGCTGAACCTTTATATTCACTTGGAATAAATGTTGGTAATGGACTTACACCCGAGCGCGAATCTATAGCATTGGTCCAAGCCTGCAAAATATTCATAATAGGCAGACCTTGATATTCTCGAAACGCTACTGTAAAAGTTCGGGATAATTCCTGACCAGCAACAAATGAAGATGCGAATCCACCCATGCCTGGTACATCTGCCTTAGTAACAGTTTTTGTAGGAGGGGTGAAAGATTCCGCTGTTGTATGTAACCAACTTTTGGAATCGGCTTGCATTGCATCACCAAGTAATTCCCTGGGAGGTTCCATTAGTAAATACCAATAACCACTAACATATGGTTGGTTGTGACGTTTATGTCCACCAGAGTATCTATTAAGAGCGGTCGGTCTGTCTAATGATCCCATAGGCCCATTCATTTTATTTTGTAAATCAATTAAGTGCTTATACGCGGTCATTTATTATTCTCCTTATACCACAATAATTGAAACTGTGATTTGTTCAATTGACCGAATAGGCTTCACAGTTAATGTAATTTGCAGTTCGGATCTTAATTCATCAAAGTTAACAGCCACACTGTAATTAGTAACAGCAGTTAATCTCTCGGATGAAGAGTAACCAACCACGAATGGATTCATGAATCCTTCAATTCGACCTCTAGCTTGACCAATCCAATATGGAGTAGCTTTATGCTGTAATATATCTTTTAGAAGTTTTGGTATTTCCTTCTTGATATAATGTATAAATTTAACAGCATGTGCTCTCTTCATAATAGATAGACGTTTCCAAGTTGTCAATTGCTGGATAAAATACTTACCTTGCGTTTCAACAATCGTTGGATTCATCTCATTATCAATAAGATCACTAAGCTGAGTATTGTTAGCCCTATATGCAAGAGTAATTGGCTCCTGAATAGCACCCTTTTCAATACCAGCAACAGGTTCTGCAATCCAATCGCGAGCATCTACTAATAGATGACGGTCAATGGCATGATAGACAGGTGTGATATTAATATTTCTACCTGTAAATACATCGAATATTTCGCGATACTGAACATATAACATTGCATTATATGAATTCCAAGTAACGGAATTTTGACGCAAACTAAGGTCGGACGCGGATGATGTTGAGGAAACTCCAGTATCCCCTAATAGCATTACATCACTACGATTATCAGCTAATGACAATGCACTAGCTTGCACCGCAGCAGTATTACCACCAGCCAGGATATAATCAAATTCATACCATGGATATTTAGACTGGTTAATAAGTTCAATGGTGCCATCTGTGCTTGTCAAAGTACCGGCATAAGCTTGAGCAAGTACTCCTTGAATCAAACTGTTGCTAATGTTCAGTCGTCCTTGTGTGTCAAATTGAACACCATCATCACCAGCTCCCAAACCAATACCATTCATTCCAGCTAACCCGGAACTAGGTACGGTACCAGCTGTTAATAAGGAAACAGTATATTCCCTCAATGCTGCTGCATTCGAATCCAGAATATAATCAGAAATATTTGCACCTTCAATAACATTAATATATTTACTATTATTATTCACAACAGTTGGCAAATATAATTCATAACCAGAATTAATATCACGAACAACAGAGTTATTAATAGTATTAACTAATGATACTGTCCAAGGGCCTTCTATTAAGGTCTCAGTTCCATCGCTATTTTGTTTATAAATATATAAATCTACAAATAAATTAGGATATAATACATTGCCATTGCTATCAGTATACATTTTTTCATAGGATAAATTACGTACACCGCGAACAATAATATCATTGTAATAAGCACCGGTACCTAATGCATACAAATGGAATAATATACCTGTAGCTGTAGTACTTAGACTATTTTTAGTTGTAATACCACCAGCCGTATTAAATTTATACGCACCTTCCGCAACAGGCGAAGTAGTGCCTTTATATGGATTATTCAAAGTGAGTGTTTTCAAATCAGTACTGATAGAAATAATCTGTTCTGCCAATACTTCATTTGTATGGTCGTTAGCGGAAATTATCCAATCACCAACAGAAGCGGTAGATGCTGTAGTAGTTGTCACAGTAACAGAGCCGTTTGTAAATGTATATGTTGTTTCTGTCAATTGCGAAATATCACCAGCAGCAGATGTTGTAACAGAGAGAGGCTGAAAATATTTAACGGTTAAAGCAGTAGCTGTAGTACTGCCAGTCCAAGCGCCACTTAGTGTAAGAGAGCTTTGAGTAGAATCAACAGAAATTACTTGTTTTGCTAACGTTAAATCTGTAACATTTGAAGGTACAACCCAATCGCCAACCGCTAATTGAGATGGGGTTAGAGCTTTTTCGGTTACAGTGGTAGAAGCAGCATGGGCCGCAATTGTTGTATTATTTGCACCACGAGTAATACCGGTAATTGTTGTTGCTGTAGTACCAGTATACGTAATCTGCTCGCTACCCAATAAAATCGTACCCGCAGAACTGAATCCAGTTGTAGACGTTACTGAGAGCTGAGAAGCCGCGTAAATTGCATCAGATGCATTATGAACCGCTGCAGTTGTGGCATTTGCGCCACGAGTACACCCTGTAAAAGATGTTGCAGTAGTACCAGTGTATGTAATTTGTTCAGTTCCAATTAAAATCGTACCGGCAGTTGGAAAACCAGTAGTGGAGGTTGCTGGAATGGTAGTTTGTGTAGCATCCACAGCATTTAAAGCGGTAACAGCTTCTGTACCAGCATAGGATGCCGCCGTTGTACCATTGGCGCCACGAGTACATCCTGTAAAGGTTGTTGCAGTTACACCAGTATATGTAATCTGCTCTGTACCAATTTTAATAGTGCCAGCGGTGTTGAATCCAGTAGTCGAACCAACTGTAATAGTTGTAACAGAGCTAGTATGCGCACCTGTAACAGTAGTACTCGGGGTGGCACCAACTGTGGTGTTATCAGCCGCTGTCGTCGTAGTAGTTGCACTTGCTGTTATAGTATTAGAACCATTCGTAAAAATGTATGTTTCCGTAGTCGTGGAAGTAGTTGTATTTTTAGAAATTGTAGCATGTGCAATATGCGCGTTATTTGTAGAGGTGGAGTCATCGAGCTTAACAGCCCTTACCACATATAGTTTATTAGACCTTTGCAAAAATTTAGCCGCTAGATAATGAGGTTGTCCAGTACGAACATAATCCGGTTTGCCAAATAATTCATAAAATTGATCGAGACTTGTAACCTCTACAACTCTATTGTGCGGACCACGGTCACTTAAAATAGTGATATATGCGGAACGACCAGATGCTGTAACAGGAAGCACTAATGCACGATCTTCAATTGTAACATCGATTCCAGGAAGAGCCATTGCTTTCACTCCTTAATAATTTTTTAAAATATAATGATCCATTCAATTGTTAGGGTGGATTCAAATTCAACATATTTTGGCATAAATGTGATATGCGCGAACGGGATCAATGTCGTACCCGAAGATGCAAACAACATCGCTTCATCTATTTTTGCCGCATTACCAGTAGTTAAGGTAGCCCCTAACTCATTGGTAATCGGCTCACTAGCAGCAACCACACAAGTACACTTAACAGCTGAATAATTGTTATTTGATAATGGATCTGTTTGAAAAACGATGGATCCACCACCAGAAGTTATAGACTTAGCAGCTTTAGTTTGGGTAGTCGAGCCATTATTATAATCCAATGCAGATGCATTAAATTGTAGTGCTGAATTTAATTTTGTATCTGCTACTGTTGGGGTTACTAAAGTAGGGCCAGCTGATGTTCCACCTGAACCAATACCAAAATGGGTCACAGTAAAAGCACTAACATCAATAGTACCAGCAACTGTTAAATTAGTGGTTCGTCCGGAAGTAAGCCCAAATACTCTTTGAGCTACATATTCCCGACCAATGCCAACTGTAACGTTAGTTAACCATCCTTCCGGATGATCCTTATCAATACTAACAACATTGCCGTCTTGAATTATTCGAACTAATCCAACATAAGGAGCTTTACTTTTCTTTTCTTTAATAAGATCCATGTTACCAGCTATAAAATCTTTAAACTGGCATGAATCTTGTACCTTTACTACTTGCATAGTGCCCTCACAATTATGTTGTATATACGGTTGTTGTGTTTGTGTTTGGATTATAATAAGTATATGGCCCACTATTATCTGTTATAGTATATGCCATATTTTTAGTACTGTACCCATTCATGCTACTTGTGACAGATGCAATCACTTCATTATCATATATGGGTGGGAATGTTTGTTTATATGAGGATTTATCCGAAATCGATTCATATGACACCTTTTCGCAATGAAATGCAAATGAAGAAGTATATGCAACCAATCCATTATCAAATAAACTATTACTAGTAATATTATGAAGCTGTGTTGAGTATATATCGCAATGATATGGTTTTAAAAACTTCAATAATATATAAAAAGGTGTTGTTGTTAATTCTTTAGAAAACCCGGGTAAAGTTAATAATAAATAATCAACGTAGGATGTATCTAAAGCTGATGTTGTAATATTTTTAAACACTAAAAATGAATTGTAAATTTCGCTTAAAATAGTCTGACCTTCTAATGACATATTAGAAGCGGATGTTAATCGAGTATCAATATATTCAATAAGGGAAGAACCAAGCGTGGACGATATTGATGCGCGATACTGATCAAATGTAGTTGTTGAACTAGTAACCGGACCGTTGAATATATTAATTTTATTTTTAAAAAACGTCCAAATATCAGTAGTAATTGTATCAGTCGAAGTATTATTAACATACCCATCATATTCATCAATAATTGTTTGAATATTTATTTTACCCCTAGGGAGGGTGTTATTTAGTTTAACTGGTATCTCGTAAGTATTATATACTAATGTCGGATCTAAAATGTCGTGTGTTGTAAACGGCAAAGTGTTCGTTCCGGAATTAGCTATTTTTCTTAAAACGTAAAACCATAGCTGAAAAGATTTATCAAATGTTGTTAAATATGCTGAATCTTTAAATGTTAATTGTAAAGATTCAGACCCGAATGATCCTCTGACTAATGCTGCAACTACACCAATTATTAATCGCATATCTTCCTGAACGGTACCATCCACATATATGCAATTGGTTTTGTATGGTAGTTCTATTTCATCAGCAGCGTACATATTATTTAATGTCGCTTCATCTATAAACCAATGATCATATTGTTGTAAAAATGAAAGTGGCTTCGGTTTCACAGTATGAGTAGATGCTAATGAACTTTTAGAAATTAACTTTGGCAATACTTCCCAAGTACCATTTACATTATTCAACCATAATTCATATACCGAGATAGCATCATTCGATGCAAAATTAGTCATTAGATTATCAACTAATTGAACAGTACCTTTAAACCTATGAAAATTACCCATGAAAGTTGCAAATTGCCGTCTATGGGTTGTCGATAATTGAGATATAATGTCAGTAGTCAATCCAACGGATCTTAAAAAAGGTGTGACAAAATTATCAGGCAGAACTTGATCCTCATAGGCGGATTTGAAATCAGCTGGAATCACATCATACGAATCTTTTAAAAAAGACTCAATTAAGAAATCAACAAATACTTTATATGGTCCTGATTTTTCATATGGCCCGTAATTTTTAATGTACGTTAGGAAGAATGTTTTTACATCGTCATATACCGCCAACTATTCCTCCTTTTTTATCCACTAAACTTATTAAGTAATACAACTATATCACTCAAAGCGGTAGTTGAATTATATTGATAATCCAATACATTTTGAACCACACTTTGAATAGGAGTGACAATACTTGTGACATTAGTAGACAAATTTAAATACACACCAGAAGCATACCCTCCATATTTGATAGCGCCATATGGTGTTTTAAAGTTAAAATAATGTTGAAATTTATTTGATGATGTTAATGTATAGAGTTGATAGTTATTATAGGTATCCACTCGTTCTATATTATCTGTATATATTTCATAAAAGGAATGGAAATTAGAAGAATAAGAATCCAATACCTTTTGAATGGCATCCCTTTCCTTCATTAACTGCAAATAAGCATTCATTCTTATATATTTTTCATCATATTGTGAGTAAACATTATGTGCGCTGATTTTTAAAGATTCTAAATAATCAGCATTGTACGCGTATTCAAGTTCTAATTTATATAATTGAATACCGACATCTTTCTCTCTTAGAGAAGCTGTAATTGATTTGACCCTAAATACATGATTAGAGGTATATGGTGGATATGCAAATACAACTAAATCATGTATAGATGGATATTCAATAGTATATACAGATATCGAACCCGATGCTTGGAATATAAATTTTCCATCACTATCTTCAAAGTTATCTGTTATTTGATCTAATTCTAAAGCTGGGGTATATTCATATATCTGATAATATCTATCTGTAGCAGCTAGTGTAGATTTTGTGTCTGAATTATTTTGGATCGTTTTATCGACATTATAATATCTAACGTAAACACTTTTTCTACTTTGATTTTTATATTTATTTACATGATTTAAAAATTCACTATAATAATCAGATTGGTGGACTGGATCTGTAATTAAATTAAGCATATCCGCCCCCTAACTATTTAAATATGAATTAAGTTTAGTGTATTTTCAAAAAAGTTATATAGATAATATATAATGACGTGTTACGTCTAAATTAATTCAAAATAAAGGAGTTATTAAATGAAATTCAATGACGAGTTGACAAAATATATGGACTTTGACGGAAACTTTTTTCTGCTAAGTTCGCAAGTGTGTGTGTTTTCCGATACTTCCCTTAGCTTGCATTTGAGCAAGTATCTAAGGGGTATTATCGATAAAGTAAGCAATGTATGCGACGTAACTATCACAAAGGATACTGCCGTTATTAAACCAAACTACGGTGGCTCAAACGACGGCTCAATTATATTGAGCTCGAATATGAAAATTGGAAATGGTTATAGAAAGGTGGAACATCCGATTATATATAAATATAGTCGGATTGAAGAACCGCCAATCGCCGATTTCAAGCATAATAATTGCACTAGAAGCAGCAAGAACGCCCGACCTTGGTTTGCATCATTTGCATCCATAAGCGGGTCATTCCTGTTTTCGAATGGGGATAAACATCACAGAACTTTGATAGTGGGTGGGATTATTGATAAAACTGGTAAATTTTTGAAATGTACATCATTCCCACTAAATACAATGAAACCGATATCAACTGTAATCGATGCTTATCCGGATATCTTCGGATGCGCTGATAATTACGACTTGGTTACGGTTAGTTCAAATGAATGCGTGTTAGGGAGCAACGTCATAGTCCCTATCCCGGAAACATTCGATGTCGTCGAACCTGGGGATTACGCCGTGTATAAATTCGTAATGCCTGCCAAGGTAAACGGTAGCGGCGAATGTCACCTCATTGGAAAGATTGTATAACACCACGAAACCCCGTCTTTATAGGCGGGGTTTTAATTGCTAGAACTAGTAGAAATGGAAACTGTACGCCCTAATACTTTTATTTGCAACTCTAACAAATATTCGGTATGTGTTTCTTTCGGAATATTAGTCACTGCTTGTTTTTCAACAACAAATGTCTGACCAAATTCACTTCTTACCAAATTCTTTAATATCTTCAACTCATTTTTTAATAATATTTTTCTATATGACGTATCTTTTGTATGCAATACATCATAAATAGCAGTACCAAACGTTGGATCGAATGGATACTGTCCTTTTCTAATTTTCAACCAATTTTTAATATACTCTAAAATAAGATCTGTTAAATTTGTAATCTCTTGGAAGTCGCCAAATTCACTTAACGTGGATTTAAAATCATAAACCCCAGATAATTGATGTGTTGAGTGTTTGTTTATAATATAATCGTTTAAAATTAATTTAATATCACTTGGTAAATCATTATATTGTAATTCGGTCTTACCGTATATTAATGTAAATGGTAGTTGCTGTAAAAGAGAGGGAGGCAAGGTCGCCAATTGAATGACCATTGAACCCTCCCTCGTTTTTTATTAGTTATTAAGTTTTTTGTGTTTCTTGCTCAAGTTTAATTTTTTTATCAAATAAATCATAAAATACGCGGTATGGAAGGGATATTATATCCTGGATACTTCCGTGATAATTAAATAACCGCTGAAATTGTAGGTAATTGTCTAAAAACAACGAATAGGATTCTTTTTGTCCTACGCCTACGTCATATATCAAGAAATCTTTTAAACAACATCGTTTCGATATCTATATCGAAACTTATTCCATGTTTGCATTTTTCATTAGAACACTCACATTTGTATGTAAATATTGGGTTGTATTTTTCAAAATGTTCGTTATAATGCTTAGACATATCCTCTTGTGCTGTATATGGTATAAATCTATCTATACAGGTTCTAATATCGGATGTATCTGTTAATTCATCTACACCATCTGAATCGTCAACAATTTCGATTTTTCTAATCATCAAAATCAATTCATCAACCTTTGATAATATTGAATCGAATCGTTCAAAATTTGACTGCATTGTATCTAGTGAGATATCTTTTAATAAATCAAGATGATCTTTAATAGATGGTATTGCGAAATATATCTTTATTCTAAGTTCATCTGAGAGATTATGGGTATATTCATATGTATAATTAGTGAATAGTTCATCATGGTCCCAAATGCTAACGGTATCTTCCGTCATTAAATTGGAAACGTCTATGTTTTTACTAAAAGTAGTATCACATTCTTCACATTTAATATTTGCGTTTTTAATTGTTTTATATGTAGCAGTGTATATTGCCCATAATAACATCTTCCGATCTGGATGTGATATGTGAGATATAAAATCTTCATATGTTGGTTTACTTGGAAGATCTGTAAATTCAGTATGATTATAAATCAATACCGAAATTTCTCTATCATATACATCAGGACTAGTTATCATCGTGCGAATATTAATATCGTCACCAACGGTTAATCCTGTCACCATAACTTTTTGTTTAACGACGGGACAAACAGCCATTGCACTATTAATTTTTTGAAATTGTTCAAGTTTTTCAAACTTATTCGGCATTCACTTCCTCGATGGGTATAAAGAAAGGGCCGACCATTTCAGGCCGGCCCTTTTTAATAACTACTATTACAGTAAGTAATTAGTAGCGTTTAGCAGATTTACAACACCAACTGCTTCTGGGCGTGCAAGCTCAAGAGCAGTACGAGATTTAACAAAGTCACGCTTGACACTGTTTGTGATCTCGGATACAATATACAGAGGATTGTAAAGTAGATCAATAATAGCAGAACGGGAAAGATCGTCGCCCGGTGCTTTATACACTACATAGATCTTATCATCTGGAATCGCACCACTGGTAATAACAGTCTGGCTCTGGAAAGAAATAGCATTAGCCATCTTACCACCAACACCATGCTTACCATCTGCGAAGTTAAAATACTGGGCCTGCATACTCTGCAGCAAAGCACCTGCACGATAACCAGTAAGCAGATACTGAGGATCTGCGCGATGATTACGACGAATAGCAGCGCTAACGGATGAAATTGAAGGCAGTACAGACTTGAAGATACTTTGAACATCTTCAGGTTGGACACCCTTAGAACCACCGCTCTTAAATAGTGCGAGGTCGACAGATGCTGACGCTCCAAGAGAAGCCATATCGGTTTCAGCGGCCTGTAAGAAATAGCTAATATCGAAATCCTTATTCAACATGATCTGCTGCTTAATTGCAGAAGATAGTGTGCGGACGATGTCGATATTATAAATATCACGGAAGTCCTGGATGGTTTCAGTCTGAAGATCAATTTCGAAGTCATCCTTAACATCAATATTAACATCCCAGCCTTCGTCAACTAACTTAACTTTAACTCGACCGATATCACCAGTAATCGGGCTGAAGATAACATTAGTCTTAACGTGATTAGTCGTATATGTAGCGCCACCAGTACCACCGGTATGGGTTACAGAATACTGCATCGTGCCATTATCATAAACGACATCGCCCATGATAGTGTATGTTACAGCAGCACCGGCTGTATCATTATGAACAACGGTCTTACGGAAATGACCACGAGCATCTGGACGAATACCAACAGCTACATCATAGGTAGAACCACCACCAGCAGTATCAGTAACGTTAATAGCAGTAACAACTAAATAACGCTTATTAACACGGTTAGTAGAAGTGGTCATACCATTAGCATTACCAGCGGATAATGTAAACAGGTCATTAGAAACATTTGGTAAAACATTAATAGTTTCAGCAGCACCGCGTGCAAGTACATTTTCACGAGGGATATTATTAGTAGTAACGGTTGCATCCGGATTCTTAACAGAGGAAGTTACGGTAATGCGAGGAATCGTAATCATACCCTTAGAAACAGGCATAACATTGACCGCCTGTGAAAGAACAGGTTCGCTGTAAATATCGATTAGAATTGGAAAGTATGCAACAGAAAAGCCAATGGCAGAGGAGGATGCGCCAACATTCGCACTATTCTCTAGAATGCATTCACGTTCGCGTTCACAAACCTTACGCATAGTAGATGCGATTTCAGGATCAAGATTCTCCGTCAAAGAATCGATATAAGAATAAAAAGATGCGTCTGTAGATAGCATCTGCATTGCGTCTCTAGGGCTAGAAACCATTTCATGGTTAGACTCTAGAAACGAGGCATAATTTTCAAAAATTACGTCAGTATAATTCATTTTTAATGAACTCCTTAATTTAATATTATAAAATAAAATTTACGAATCTTAGAAACTAAAATTCGGTTTATAGTTAGCAAACGATTCGTAAATCATATCACTAATAAATTCATCGATGATTCTGGTATTATTAGGAAGTTCTATGCCTTCCATAATTAATGCAGATTCTTCAATCACTTCGTTTGCATCACCCTTACCAATTAACTGGCTTTCATTTACGATTGCTAACACCCGTGCTGATGAATGGGATGGATTAGAAACTACATCATAAGTAATAGCCCGCATTGGATTATAAGGGATTACAACATTCTCCATTGTTGGATGTTTACCTAAACGACCTAACATCCTCAATGAAAAACCTATAGAGCACTTATCAACGGTAATAAGATCTCTTAAATCCGGACCTTTGAAACCACTAAGGGTTTCCATTTCACCTATGATATCTTCACCTTCTTTATATATCTTACGAAGAACCGCGCCGCAATTCTTTAATTCAACACATGCAGATCGACGCATTGACAATTCTGGATCTGTTGTTGTTGGGGCAGGGTGATCTATTTCTTGAAATAAAGATTTGGATTCAGCCATAGGTTTCAGTTGTCTGAGGATTTCATTACCAACATTGGTTGGATACATCCTCTTATTTTGATTAACTTCGTTTAAGGTCTGAAGGCGAGTTTTGAAATATGTTTTCTTAGAAGACCCAACTGCAGATTCATGTAAAATCTTAATATCACTAGGGTCAACAACAGAACAACTTTCAATTAAAATATTACAGCTCTGCACGTAGGACCTCCTCTGTTTTATTTTCTTTATTCTTTTTATGGTGTTTAACTTTTTTCATTATTATATCTACGGATTTTGCTATTTCAATACCCATTTTTTCGACATCTTGTACTGAAAATAAATCATAAAATTTAATAATCACGTTAATTGTATAAAAAATACTATCTAAATCGTTAGATATTTCATTCCCTAATTTAGATGTATTTTTAAAATCAACTAGTCGCTTATTTAAATTTTTTAATTTATTATATAGGGTAAATTTTCGAATCTTCTCATCAATACCTTGCTCAGGTGGGGGTTGACCTTGCCCAGATGATTGTTGACCATGTGTATCGGATTGAGAGTTTGAATCAAATAACCCTTCATAAATGGAGGCGGTTAACATTTCAATCATTAGAAACCACCTCCACCTTGATCTTGACCACCCCCTTTAAGTTTCTTTTCTAACTTATAGGTTTCACCTTGTGCTACAATTTCTTTCCAATTAACATAAGGAACGAATTGTTCGAGTAAAGCGATAGGATCTGTTGGTAATTGCATCGTATCATTAATATTTGCATATATGGTACTGAATGAATTCATTACAGTTTCCATAACTTGCATGATCAACACCATTGGTGGGGTTAATTGAACTGAGATATATCTAGAAATAGGCTCATTACCAAGAGTTGTCGAGGCGTTATCCAAAATAGACATCATCGCATTATTAACTTCGTTTTGGATACCCATTATTTCGTTTGCAAAAGAAATATTTGCATGAACTAATTGATCCCGTAATTCATAAGAATCAAGATATCCCAAATACGAAGCCGGAACACCACTAGCAGCAACGATTTCTTTTAATTGAAATTCTAGATCTGTAGTATCCGTCGATGGATCGCCTAAATTATCAACAGATACATCCACGTATGTTTTACCATTTTTACTAATAGTAATTAGATCTTTAAAATCTGTTATTAGTTTGGATACGTCTCTTGTGGTCATATCTGTTGCTGTTATACGCTGATTACGAAGTTCTTCTTTTAATCTCCGAACGACGGTTGAAGCGTTTTCCCTTGCCCCAATGTCTAATGTCCATTTACGAATGGATGCTGCTTTTGATAATCTCGACATTAAATTGGTTAATTGCATTACCATGTATTGCTTCGATGAATATGCAATCGTATCTATAACAGATGTGCCACCTGTATATGAAATTTGATGTATCCTAGATGGTTCTATAAATCTCACATTTATTTTCTTATTATTTAGTTCGCTATTACCGGTTGCAACCAGTAATTTTTTAACTGCCCATTTTAAATCAGGTCGAAGTTTATCAATATCATCGGAGGATATAATATCTTCTAATTTTGTTTTTTTAGAGGTTGTTTTGATTTTTAAAACTTTTTTGAGCAGTGTACTTACAAATAAATCTGTATCTACGACCATTCCTTTTGCTTTAGTTTTCTTAGCTTGAAATCCACCAGAAAACTGTATACTTTTCATAAATTCTTGAACCGTATTAGTTGTAGATGCATTTGTATTTTTCTTGTCTTTTACCGTAATCTGAATATATCCAATAGTTAGCCCATATTCTGTTTCAATTGGTGTTATTTTATCGGGGGAATGGTATCTCACCATAAACCGATTCATTTCATTATCAACAGTCCCTGATTTTTCTTCATATATAACTTTTAGATCGTTAGTATACGAATCATTAATATCCCCATCTTCTTGAATAAATAAAAAAGTATCCACTAATCGATCTAGCTCATTTTCTTGAATTTGATATCTTTTATTCTTAGCATCTGCTGCAATGCGATTCATCATACTTTCTGTTATAGGCATTAGCCCATGAGAATCCGATTTTCCTTTTTTATTGGGTTCTTCTGTTTGTAATTTAACAGTATCCAAATCAATGACTTCTATATAGCCATCCCCGTATATTAAACTATCCCTAGTAATTCTTTTTAAATGCTTTACCATATCATGTGATTTAATAAACTCGTCAACAAATTTTCTAGCTTCTGCTAATTTTGTTTCGTCGACATTTGGAATATTTTGAATAGTGTAAATTTTATTACTAATAGCATTTCTTAAAAACGTATTATTTAAATATACCGTTATAACTCTTTTAGCGATCTGAACGGTGTTATATATAGCTTCGTATGTCAAGTATCTTTCTTTTTTGTCAGCTGGAATCTCTAAATCTTTAAAAATTTCAGACAAAGAATTAGGATTAAATTCTCCTTTATCAGCATCCCCAGCTGCTGCTAAAATAGTATTTATAGCGTTATTATCAATTGTTTCGGAGTCGACATATGTTGAATATGGTACTGATGATATTGTATTATTTAAGCTATCTAATGATTTTTTGAAATCATTATCTTTAATAAAGCTATCAAATAACGACACGTGCCCTCCTTTTTTCTATCGCTCAACATGTTCAAATTTATTATCTAGGCGAGAAAATTCATTAAATTGATCTATATATCGCACATCTAATAGATTACGAATAGTTAATAAAATACCTTCAGTTGAGAAATATTTCGATAATACTTTAGTTTTATAATGTTTAGAAAGTAGATTATATACATATTCAACATGTGAACTCAATATGTCATTATATGATTGTTGAACTTTTGGTTTTAAAAAATCATCTTGGTGTAATGTAATTAAATTGTCTACTTCAATTCTTTTAATATGATATACAGATGATATAATATCATACATTGCTTGAATATCTTGCTCGTATGTTTGAGCTTGATTAATATTAAGCATGATCGCCTCGTTGGGTTGAATAGCGCAGACGAGGGCGGATACCCTCGTCTGTCTCATTTTTCATGTGTTTATTCTGTTTCTTCAGGAGCTTCGTTAATCATTTTTTGGATAGCGGCAGAAGCTAATTCATTATTTTCGGTCATTACAGTTTCCCGTAGCTCCGAATCCAATTCCTCTAAAAGAGCAAAGCATGCTGAACTAATAGCATCGCTAGTAGCGCTACGAACTAATTGGTCTGTAGTTGGTTTCATAATTATTAAACCTCGTAATTTATTATTAAAGTATTAAACCTTCGATTGGATCGTCGTCCACATCTAGACTTTCAATATTACTAATTTCAGTAGTACAATCTAAATTCTGCAACTCGTTTAACATCGAAACAGAACTTGTATTAGATCTCATTGTTTCTTGTTGCAATATCGAATAGTCGTCATATATACCAAGCGTTTGCTTGCTAAATATATGTATTTTTTTTGCTCCACGATCACCATCTTTGGCTTTCGTAATCTTTACTTCGAATGGCACTAGTCTACCTAAACCACTTATTCCAGTATTAAACCCACTCAGAATAGTAGGATCACCCTTCATGTCTTGTTTAAGTTGATCAGAAATAATATCAATATCAGGCCTCTGTCTAATCATATAAATATAATCAGCATATCGAACCTTTTTGTAACTATCGCCAATTACAGAATTGCTTAATTCCTGTTGAACATTCTCAGAGGATCGAGCGTTCTGGGTAATAGTAACTATTGGTATTGCAAAGTTTCTAGCTGCTGTACGCATTTCTTGTAATATTTCTCCATGTAAATTATAGTCATCTTTATATGAATCATAATTAGATGCCGAACTTTTCATCACATCTAGGTAATCAATGAACAGTCCTTTGACCTTATGACCAGTTGTCTTTAATTTATCCATGAATTGTATACAATCTCGCATACTAAAGCTGTTTTCATTACAATGTTTTATAATGAATGATACTTTGCTTCCTGTTATCTTTACTAATGCCTCCGTTAATATCTTCTGAAGAAGATTTATTCCGGGATCTGTCGACCCTGTATTAATTTTATCTATTTGGTTGTGGTTTTGAAAATAAGTACTTAAGGTTGTGAATAAGTCTTTAACCCGTACAGTATCATACCCACCAAATACAGAGATTATTCGTCGAAGCAACTTATGAATATCATCTTCTAACGTAATAAATACAATTGCATCACCAGCATCAAATTGATCATGGTTATATTTTATAATATTTCTAGCTAAATTAATCATAAAGATACTTTTTGCATGGTTAGACGGGCCAGCGATAATATGAACAGATGACGATTCTAATCCACTTACATGTTCATCAAAAATAGAATAATTAGTCATATAATGATTATAAGACTTAGTTAAGAAAGAAGAGATTTCTCTAATAGCTACTTTAACAGAAAGTTCATCCTTAAATGTTAAAAAGTCCGCCGCAGATTCCTGGGTTGCAACAGATGTTAATGAAGATAAACTATTATAAGCATCACAAATAACATTATGATAATCAGATGCTAACGACAATATAGGAAAATCCTCTAATTGAGATTTACTACATATACTATCAATTCCAACTAAAACATTATCAATTGTCATTAACTCATTAAATATTTGAATTGATTTACAAATTGATTCTATCGAATCGTTAAATTCCGCATTATTCGAGATCGGGTTTTGTGAAATATGATTTAATACCCCCAGGGTAGTTGGATCAATACTTGTAAATTCATGAACTACATTGTTATAAGTAATAATTTTAGAGGATATATCTGTTTTTAGATGAATAATTTGTAAAGTAACATTGATTAATGATTGCAATTGAAATTTTTGATTATGGTTGGATTTTTTAATTTGCTTATTTATATGTTTTAAGAAATCCGTTATTAAGACGGCAATATCTGATTGTTTGTCAATTTCCATGATCGCCAATGTGTCTTTACTATCAAAATCACCTTGGTATAACGATACATTAATTATTTTCTTAATGAACTCGACCGATGCCATCTTAAAAAAGATCGAATCCTTCAACCCAATATTTGCGGGCTGATTTGCGATTATCCCCGTGGTCGGCATAACCGCTTGTTGAATTTGCTGCATCAGCACTCCCTTTATTTAATATTATCTATGTGAAATAGTCCAAAATTAAGTTGCAAAGCTATCCAAATATGCGTTTAATTGAAATGAATAAAAAGAACATATCGCAGCCCTACTTAGTGTTTTAGATGTCTTATTATTAGAAATATAAGTATTTAACCAAGTCAAAGTGTTATGGTTTTGAATTGGGAAAGCGCTCGTGTAATTCAAATTAGAACTTAATTTAGAATAAAAAGAAGATAAGGCAGAATCCGAAGAAAACATAGCATGATTTAAAGATATTTGAACGATGCTCATGAATGATTCAATTCTAGTACTTTCCGTATTATTGGAGTCAATAAAATTCAATATAACCGAATCAATATCAGAATAAAAACTTAATATTTTACTAGAATTAGAATAAATAGTAGATAACACACTGTTTATAATATTCGTCATTTCAACAAATATCGCTAATTTTAGTAAGCTAGCATTAGTTGTGGTTTTTAAATCTATACCTAGTCCATACGTATGTATATAATTAGAAATATCGGACGTAGCATGTGATGATTTATTAAACAATAGAGATGTTGGTAGTTTAAATTCCGACACAAATTTTTCGATATCATTATCTATATCTGTTAATAACGGTTGATGGAACATTTTAATTATTTCTAAATACTCATCAGGGTTCGTAGCTAAGTGTGCTGATTGTTTTAATATTTCATCAAAGTAATCACTGCGGTTTTCAAAATAATCATCATATATGAATTTTGTATAAGCTCTTTCACTAGTTGGTAAAATTGCTTCGAATGATCCATATATTTGAGTGTATAAATTATTTGTATTTTCAGATATTAAATAATTAATATAATTAGATAATATATTATCAATAACCGTGGATATATTAGTTGTTAAATATGTCTTTAACTCTGTAAACAATATGGATGATACTGATTTAGTAATAGATGAAAATATCTTAAATTTAGCATCCACCGATAATTCAGTAGAACCAGACAATGTTCCGTATAACATATTACTAACATTAGAATAAAATATATTTGAATTGGAGCCTAATAGATTTGATAAATCATTCAACATCAATGTGAGGTAATCAGACATTGTATCGTTTGACACTAACTGAATATTAAGTCGCGATTTAAATGTAGCTGAATTAGATGAACTAGTATCCGAAAATAAATATGAACTATTCATAATATCAGTATTAAAATTGTGCAACATATCATAAATATACATACTAGATAAGAAAAATTGATCGGATGGTGTATTTTTATCTATTCCAGTCGTCAATATTAATTTAGACAAAGTATCCATTGTTAGGGTTGTATAATTTGGTATATATTCAAATGGATATAATGACACATTTAAACTATCAATATTAGTAATATCAATGTCTTTATGTAATACAGTATCAATGTATGATAAAAATATAGATGATATCGAATCTGTTTGGGGTTCTAGTCTCGATAGAGCTATATCCTGAAATATTTTAATTGAATCATATGAATAATGTTGTGAACTAGAATTAATATATGCCTTAATAGTAGCATTGTGATTAGATTGTTGAATAGGGGTTTTATAATAAAAATAATTCGCGTTACTATGCTCATTTACTATTTTATCAATTACAGATGAATATGCGTCGGAAATTTTATTAATATAAGTAGAAGGTGTTAAATTTCGTATCAATAAATCGGTTGAAAAATTTAAAATGCTTTGTGTTGAGGATGGAAATAGAATAATAACCTCCTTTACTAAAACCCAGTATTATCTTGCGTATATGTTGACATAATAATCATAGCTTGCTTAGTTCTTCTTTGTTGTGTTTTTTGATTGGCTTGTTCAGTCCTGGCTTTATCTGCGAATTGTCTTGCATTTGAATTAGGATATGCTGTCAGAGGAGATACTTGTACAGAATCAGATCCATTTATATTATCCAAACCATCCGCATTCATCGGTTTAAACGATTCTAATATATTGCCTATAGTTGTCATCGGACTATCTAATATCGCGCCGGTGGAATCAAATGCTTGGCCTTTTATAGGGGCGGTCATATCCGTTGCAACCTTAACCCCATTATCATGATTAGTTTCATGTTTATTTAATGTCGAACTTTCAAATTCCTCTAAATACGACGCCAATCCAGTAGCAGCTGGTTTAATAGATACATTAATATCTAATGATAATGGTTGTCTATATTTATTATACGCAACATCAGCTCCACCTCTACGGATGGATATGTTATCAATAATAGCAAGAGGCATGTCCGAAATACCATAAGCTTTAACAGTAACATATGAAACGCCACCATATGTTAATCCATCCTTTGTAGTTGGAGAAGCTAGTAGTAATAAGTAAATTAAAGGATCTATAATAAAGGTTTGTATTGCTGTTGGATACCCATATGGACTGATTAATCGAACATTAAAATTTAAAGATGGATTATATGATGAATTCGAAAACGTTTTTGGCATAGACAGCATTGAATATTGCAAAGTATTTCTAATAAATAGATTTGCTATTTTGCCGGCAGCATTGAACATTCCATCAGCTAACTCATTATTATTTGTTAATGTGGCCGCAAGTGTTTTAGCTGGGTCCACTAATTTATTCTGAACCGCATCTTGCAATGCCTTCGATAATCCAGATCTACTTTGACCAGATGACCCACCTTTTAAAATTGATTGCTTTGCTATATTAACTAATGAAGATGATGAAGGGCCGGCTATCTTTGAAACTATACCATTAATTTGCTCTTCTAATAAATTAGTGGAATATTCATTTGATATTTCTTCTTGGAAAGTAGACTCGCCGGTTATCCATAGTCGTATCGCTGTATGGGGTTCTAATCCATACGCAATGCACTTATTTTGAAATATTTTACTTGGATCGTTATATATATGAAACCCGGAAACCGGCGATTTTCCATCATCCCCATAGTTATAGATTTGAAATACTGGCGTTGTTGTATTTTCTTTAAAAAAATCTAATTTAAATTTAGCAGGCAACAGATCGACAACATTTAACCCCTGCCTAAACCATGATGTCACTTTATTCCCTTGGTCTATCTCCTCTCTTAATTTCAGGGTATTACCAATATCAACTAAACTAAAATTATTAGACATCGGAAAAAACCTCCTGTGACAAACCAGCAAATCGTATAGATTGATTGGAAATAGATAACGGTATAGTAGTGAACATCCTATTAATAATTTCATCCAACATTGATTTATTATCAAAGGACTCGTTAGGAGCTGTCATTGATATAGTCGGGGATGACTGTTGCTGCGATTGTGTGGATGCTGATAAAAGAGCTGCTATAGTACTTAAAGTATCGTTCATATGTTTTTGCGATTGGATCATCGTATTATTAAGTTCTGTTATCATCTTTTCTATATCTGGTAAATGAGATTTAAGTTCGCTTATCCCATTATGTATGGCTGTTTTACTATTAGATTCAATACTAGCAATATCTACGTGTTTCACGGTATCTTGTATAGTTGTTGCTGTATTCGTATAAATGTCGGAGGCTTTACTCCTCCCAGTTTCATAAGCAGTAGATACTGTTTGTTCGGCTTTATTATACATAGATGGAATAGTAGATATAATGGATTTAGCACTATTCAATGCTCTATTAGCTTGTGATGTAACACTATCCGATATATTTTTAATCATATTCATTGGATAGAAATCAGCACCATTTTCATGCCTAAAAATAGAAGCTAATAATCCGGGCATAGATGATGTTATATCTAATGGCTCGTTAGCTGAAACCCCTAATTGCGATGCAACCGACTTAATATATGACTGCGTATCGTTTTCATTGGATGGTGCCCATCTTGAAATGATGTCATGAACACTGTTTAAATGATGTTTATTAAAGTATGTTTTTAAATTTTTAGCAGCTGCTTTTATACCATTTTCAGGAGTATCGAAAATTGCAAAACCAGAAGAATCGCTTCCGATCATCCCTTTCCAAGGAATATTTGATCTTAAATTACCAGGATTGTTGTTACGCACACCTCTTGGTGTGGAACTATTGTTAATAATAGGGCGATGTGGTGCTGAAATCGGATGGAAATAATCCTTTACATTATCGGCAATACTACTTGTTTTATTTTTAACAAAATCAATAGCATTGCTTGCATATGATTTAGCAGTATCGAAAATAGGATGTTTGATTTGCGATGCATTAGAATGAGGTTTATTTATAGGTTTAGAAATAGAAGTGGATTTATGGCTAATATTATCTAACAGGTGAGGCTCTTTACTTATCATTCTATTAAATTGATCTTGCATAGCCTTTGCCGCATCAATATTACCAGCATCTTTTAAAGCTTTAATTGTTGCGGCTGTTTCCATATATCTCGATTTTTTCTGTAACAACAATCCTTCTTTAGAAGTTGGATCTTCCTCTAGTAGTTTGGAAGCTTTTATGCTATCTTTCTTCGATTGCTCTGATAAGGTAGTACTAGAATCATCTGAAAAAAACATATCGTATATATCATATGCTATCATGCCAACATTCGCAGCGGTTAAAGCAGCAGAAGCGACTTGACCAGCCCCTGGAACAACGTTTACAGCAAGGGCGGCTCCTTCTCTCGCCGCAAAACGGCTACCAATCTTAGCAATCTTAGAAGCAATTGACGACTTTGATATTTTAGAAATCAATGTCTCTATACCTTTAACAGCAGAACCTAATATCGGTATATTTTTAATAAATCCAAGAACAGATGTAAATACATTTTTAACTAACCCAGTCAAATGTTTCCATAAAAATGAAACGGAATCTTTCAATACACTTTTAATGTTTTTCCATAGAAACCCGATTAAAGAAGTAATTGAAGATTTTATGATTGTCAATATAGTTCCGCCAAAAATAGTACCAGCGATAATAGTACCAATACCAGCAATCGAGGACGAAATAATATTTGTTAATTTGCCAATTCCGGAACCAAGCAGTCCAAGTAAAAATGAATCTTTTTTTCGACGATGATGCTTAGAATTTACCACATCATTATTTTCACCACCCACCAAATCATTATTTAATTTGCTGAGTAATTTTGTTTGATTATCTAATATATTAATAATACTTGATGACTTAGAATCTTTTGATTGTAATCTCGCGTCTATTGATTGGAGATCATTTGGGGTTTGATCTGTGGCTGGGTTATACGGCAAAGCACTTAATGTAGCGGAGGATAATTGCTCTTTACTTGATTTAACCGCTAGATTACCTCCTCTTAACAATCTGGTTTGCTCCGGTAACTCAACTTCAATAACTTCCTGCCACTTTGGCTTACTTACTTTGGCAACCTCAGATGTTGTACCAGTGTAATTATCGGTTACACTGCTCCCAAACTGAATTGGTTGTTTTTGAGAAAAATCTAAAAACCTGGTTTCATCTATAACTGGTTTTGATTTATTCTTTATTAGTAAATGTTTAGTACCCAATAAACCAGCCAATAACCCGAGTGGTCCTAATGCAACACCCGCTGCAACACTTGCTATTTTACCAGCACTATTGATGATATTATTATCGGGGGACGTTACATAGTCAGAGGCAGCCGATGTAAAATTATTCTTAGCGGTTTTTGTATAATCGTTTTGATTAGATTCTTTTGCCGCCTGCAAATCTTGATTTTTACCGATCCCAACTAATCTCGAAAATAAACCTCTTTCTCGTCTACGTATATTGTATGCTTGCTTTACCCGTTCTTCTGATATTTTTTTTGATTCTACTTTTGTTACATATTGACCAAGTATTGGATCGTATACTTTAGATTCTAGAATATCTCTTTGATTAACACGCCTAGTTGTTTGTCCAGTCGTAGCTGTTAAAATATCTTCCAATATAGCTTGAATATTTTCTTGAACACCTAATTGTTTATTTAAAATGGTAACCGTTTCGTGAGATAAATCTGGTAAGGATGTTGCTAGAAAATGATATGCGGATTTCTCCTCATTGATACCAAATCCGGCTTTTGCGGCTAAATCAGCACCTGTTGTTAATCTAGATGGAAACACCTTACTTAAAAATTGTTTAAATGAATCTATTGGCGATATCAATACATCGCTCACTTTTGATAATAATCGACCAACTTCGATAATGGGAGCTATATATTTTGTGGTTTCCAATTTATCAACAATTCGTTGAGTTATCGAATCCGACATGAGGTTAACTTCATCAAATTTATTTATGGTTTGTTTATTTCGAATTGAAACTAATTCTTGACCACTAAATCTAGCAATTGTATATAATCCACTTAGCAATGCCGTTTGCTTTTCAGAATCAGTCATTGTTGGATTGATGATTCTATTAACGGGTTTAGAGAATGCCAAAGTAGTTGAAATGGGGGCTCCCACAGATTTAGATCTTTTAGATAAAAATCTGAATTCAGAACCCCGCCCAGCTGCAAATTGCAGTTCCTTTAATCTATTAGTATTCGCTGTAAATAATGCTTTAGTATATTTAGTTTGAGCGGCTAATTCTGATATATGTAATGTAGTCTGTTTCTTCAACTCATTTATATATAAAAATAAAGAGTTTTCTGTCGTCTGTTGTAATGATTTAGAAGAATCCACAATTGATTTAGCAGAGGCCTCTGTAGCCGTTTTAGTAACAGATGCTATGGTATTGGTGCCGTTAGTTAACGAAGTAACTAGCTCGGTTGTTTGGATGCCTTGATTTATAGCTATATTTTTTAACGCAGAAACAGTATCAACAGATCCTCGTAATGGTTTGATAGAAGTATTAAAATGACTACTAGTATTCATAGAATTTGTTCTAATAGACATGCTTGGATTAACAGTATGTGATACGTTTGTATTCCCCAATAGTTCTAATGTTTGTAACTGGGATTGTTGAAAATTCTGCGACATAAATATCTCCTAAAACAAATCGGATATAACCCGTGATAGTGACTCATCGTTAGAATCCGGTTCATATGGATTAATAATTTTGCGATGTTCCCGCATTGCATTGATTTCATCAATAGTGTTTGTTTTATCTAGTACTACTCCACCAATTTGTTTTATAACATTACTGGTGTCTTTTTCCATCTTTTTAGCTACAAGAGGATTCAACTTAGGAGTAATCTCAAATTCCATCATCTTCCGGGCATAGGCAGCTAATGACATCGACATAAAAAGATCGTCATGAAACCCAGATTGAGCAGCAACAGAACCATTGGCCTTGCGTTCTATAACTGCCAGCTGATCTATTATTGCATGGGAATGTAGCAGATGTGGGGATGGCATTAATAGATCGAAAAGAAATGAAATCATCATTGGTTTTGTTTTTGTGTTTGTTTGTATCCCATGTTCACCAGTATCTTTAGAATTGCAAAAATATTTGGTATAATCATGCTCTTCGTCTTCATCTAATCTTTCTAAAACAGCACAACCCATACTATTATTTTCTATTGCTAAGATAATATGATCTCCGACACATTCCTCTAACCATTGTACTATTTGTTTAATATCATTAGCATATTTTCCGGTTGATCCAATTCTTTCATTATATTCCGCAACTTGCTCAAAATCGGAATACCTCACAACCTCTAATGAACAGAAGTCGCCAGTTATAGATTTAGCAGTATCTGCACTTATTATATAATAATCACCAGGATCTAAAGTATCTACGAATATTTTTAAGCTACCAGTACTGGATAATGGTACGGTGTTTACAGGTGAGATCGGTTGCAGTTGAGATAAAAATTCATCCTTAAATATAGATGTTGACCCACCGACAAACATTAAGTCTAATTCTTGATTTATTTTTCTAACATCAAAATTCAATTCTCTACATTGTTCTTGATACCATGATTGAGAATAGATCTCACTCCAATGGTATCTTATTTTTACAAAACTATTAGTAGCTGGATCGTTAAGTATATCTTGAACATTTGGTATTAATTTATTATCATCTGTAAATATTTGATCGCCATCCAATGCATTACTCCACATTTGATGAAACCATTGCCCATGACCTCTTGTACCATTTGGGGTGGATGTGAGAAACATAAAGTACGGATAACCATTATCAATAGCTTGTTCTCGAGCCTTAGAAAGTACTGGTTGCGCTGCTGAGAAAATATCCCCCATTTTAGGGATGAATGCGCATTCGTCCAAATATAATATTGGTGCTGTTAAAGAACGACCAACCGTATCTGGTGATTGTGTTGTTGAATAGAAAAATGTTTTAATGACAGAACCATTTTCGAATTCAATATAACTTTTTCTATCTCCACTATACTTCATTGGTGAAGCTAAGAAAGGAGGTAGTTGGTCATGTACAAATTTAATTTTGTTTAAATTCTCATAAGCTGCGGATTTGTTCATATTAACAATAAGAATTTGAACTCCTGGGAAAAAATTAGCAACCCAGTCTAGTATCATAGCTGCTGTAGAAGATTTTCCTAACTGTCTACTTGCCATAAATATTGCTTTATGAACATTTAATATTGTTTTAATAGATCTGACTGTTTTAAAATGTAAATTACCAGGGGTTATTTTAATTCTTCCGCCAACTTGGGAAAGATAACAATAATTATAAATAAAATAAAAAATACTTCTTTTACACTTTAAGAATTCTAACGCATCGTTGTGCATAATAACCCCTAAGACAAGGGGGAGACAATACGTCTCCCCCTTTAATATATTTATTGTGTAGTATATGTTATATTAATATTATTAACATCCCAATACCACATTGGTGGTGTGTAATTAACTCGCTGTGGTTTAGTCATCGCTGTTAATATATTCAAATCAGGTTTAACATTGATTTCATTAGATGGTATTTGAACCGAATTAGAATCTGTAAATGTTACATTTGCATCGTCAACATATGACAATTTCTTACACAGAACAATTATCGTAGCATCAGATATTCTAATTTTAACACCGGTATATTTACTAAGTAATTCATTAGCAATTGTTTGTTTAAGTGTAAATAAATCAGAATTCAAATCAGCACCAGTCGAAACCAAAATCGAATTATTTAATAACAACTCCACTTTTATTTTCAATGGAAATAATAAATCAAAGGTATATGATGAACCGTTATATACTATGGTTTTCATATCCGAGGATGGAACTGAAAATGTATTCAGAAACCTTAATTGAATATCATCAGATAGCGATCTGTTTGACGGTATATTTAAAGATAATATATTTGTAGTTATTTGAGTATCTATAAATAGACTATCCGTATCATATGAAGATTTCTCAATATATGGCACATCAACTTCACTAATGCTTATAGGTGTTATAACAACGGATGCGAGAGCCGATGATGCTGTTGTATTATATATACCTCTAATAACTCCAGTTAAGGAAGTAGCAGTTACAGAAGAATAATATAAATATTCCTGAGATATTTTAGCATAACCAGAGGTAGGCCAACCAGTCGTAGATATTACAGGGATGGTTGTATCTGTATTGGTGATCGCAGATGTTAGTGCTGTATTTGGTGACAAATCATTCACAAACTCTTTAATAAATAAATTTCCACTTAACGAATACAATTGCGATAAAGAAAAAGAAAAAGTATATGTATTCGTAGTTGTCGAATTATACAACGTTATTGTTGCAGTTGTATCGGAATCCAATATTCCGAAATAAAGAGCAGGATTAGCTACTGCGTTTGTAGTTGTTGTTTTTTCATAAACCCCGACTGAAGAATTATGCGTTGTTGCAGTTGTTGAGTTTGATCCTCTAGTACAACCAGTAAACGATGTTAATGTTTTACCAGTATATGAAATTTCTTCATTATCAATATAAAATATACCGGTAGTTGGAAAATAAGACGTATCACTAACTGGAATAGTCGTATCTGTTGTTGTTATATTCGAAGTTAAAGAAGTTGCTATAACACCTAATATAAATTCAGCAGTTGTTAACGATGTAGTTAATTCATATACTGTAGCGGATGTCAGATGGGTAGCAGCAGTTGTTGCATTTACCCCCCTAGTACACCCGGTAATAGTATTATTTACCAAATCCTTACCAGTATAGGTAATCTGTTCAGAATCAATTAAAATAGTACCGGAATTAGCAAGAATAGATATATTTGATAACGGTATAGTTACATCGGTGGAAGTAATAGAAGAAGATAATATAGTTGTAATAGTTGTTTTTGTCAACCCACTATTTGGTATATGTAATACTGTATTTGTTTGAAGAGTTATGGCTGGGGTTGTTAACTGGATTGTTATAGAAGACGGCGCGGTCACATATTGTGTCAAATCTTCGTATGATGATATCGATATTATTGTAAACGGTGATATATTATTATGATGGTATTTTAAATTCAATTGTATATACGGCAAGTTCGTGATTATGGCTTTATTATTCGCATCAACAGCTTTTATAGATGTATAATTAAATGTATGATTTGGGGATAAATAATACCCATAATAAGATCTGAATAAAGTATCATATTTATAATAAAATGGCGATACCATATTTACACTATTTATAGTAACAGTTGGATGATACACTACAGATACATTTGTAACTGGTTGCGTATATACGATTGTCTCAAAATCTTTTAACGATGTAGAAATTGTTGTTAATTTATAAGGTTTTTTGTATTTATCATATAGTGGTAAATACGCATAAATAGTATTAGACGACAATAATGTTTTCTTAAATGATACATAATACTCATCATATACGCTTTTAAGGTAATTATTATAATCTAACTCGGAAATAAGATGATCATAACTTTGAATATATGTTTCTAAACTAGATCTTAATTTATCACCTGTTAATATATCCACACCACCGATAGAAGTGTTAATAACTGGTGTTAACAGCGATTTCAAACTAACTATTGTTGTAATTGGGTTAGTTAAAGAAGAATACGTATCTATAACATATGCGGATGATGCAAATGGATAGGATGTTGCCATTATCATATTATTAGAATCATATGTTGATATATTTCCGCTCTCACCAGCTGTTATATCTAATGTTAATTCTAGGGTAGAATTCGATTGAATATATTTGCCAATTGTTCCAGAACCTAGTTGAATGTTTATAGTATTATTTGATTTTATAGAATAAAATACAACTTTAGATGCCCCATCATACTTTGTCTTATTAATATCGACAGAATATGTTTCAACCAATCCAGTATTTGAATCAGATATAATAGCAGATATACCAGCTAACATTTCACCTGCTTTTAAAGTAATTGGTATGTTGTAAAATGTAGTTGGTTTATAATATGGAATAGTTCTAGATATTATTTTGCGATAAATTTGGGTTGTGTTAATAATTGCAACTTTTGGATCCTGTGTAGATATTCCTATATTCTTCTGTCCGGTCGGTGATAAAATTTCAGCATCATATGCTACTATCGACCCATTTATGATTTTAGCTTTCAGATTATACAATGCATCGCATGTATAACTATTATTAAAAGCAGTAATACCTACAGATAAAGTATCTCCTACTACAGCAGTACTGGCTCCAAATGTAATTACTCGGGATATTAAATTGGAATTTATAGAGGGTAATGCGTCCAGATTTATTTTAAATACACCATCTGTAACAGTAGATGGGGTCGCTAATGATCTGGTCATCCCATATAATTCAGAATGGTATTCCAAATTAGTATCATCCAAAGAGGTTACTGGGAAAGCTTCGTTATATAATGAATCGTAATATTGTTTAATATCATATTGTGTATTACCTAATACATTCAATATATATCCAACAAACCCTGTCTTAACTAATTTAAAATTATTCGATTTATATGTACTTAATAATTTAGAATAATAATAATCTATATAATCTGTTATTGAGTTGAGGGTTGGCATAGACATATTATCTCCAAAGTAATTAGAACCCGTCCAATTAGACGGGTTCTATAATTTCTCTTGATTAAGAACAGGGTACATGGGAATCTTTACGCCCCCGGGTTCTTTACTTAAAAATCTAGTTAAACAACGGTGTATAAGTCATTATATCTGTTCTTTAATATTTGATCTATTTCATCTAATATCGTATCCCCAGCTATATTCTGACTATATGTTTGGGTTAACGATTTAGGATGGACCGTTTCATAATAAGAACATGTATAATTTATAGATTCAATTACCAAATCATTAGATGTTCTAACGCCTATTGTTTCTTTAACAGGAACCCCCAATGGGAAAACCCCAACTGCTTTACCAACCATACTTGGTATAAATCCAGTTGGAGTAGAATGTACCCCATTTGATGCGCCAACATTAGCGTTGTATTTTAAAACATATATAGTAGTAGCATAATCCAATGCACCATATTTAGGATTACCTGGTGTAATATAATCTGAATTCGGAGGGAAATCCCCCCATAATTGATTGTATAAATACTCTACCCATAAATTGTGCATCGAATTAATATTCATATCAGAATCATCCAAATAACTAATACTCATTTCGCCAGTCGCTATTTTAGTAGTAGCATATGGCATACTAATCGAAGCCTGAGTATTAATAGATTCTGTATTAATTGTTATATTGGGTGGGGTGAAATCCAATGAGAAAAACGTTGCATCCGTACATACTTTTTGAACGGAAGCATTTACATCGGCGGATAACCCAGACAAGTCCGGTGGTAGGATTATGCAAAATACATAACCATTAATATCTGGCGATACAGATTTCAATATCTTGTTAAATTCATTTAACATACCAGTCGCGCTATTCTTAGAATTTGAGTCTTTTAAATAAATATACTGATTGGTTATCGCATGACTCACAATATTAGCGGTATGTTGACCAAACCTTTCGAGTTTACCTAGGAAAGAAGTAGGATCTACATCAGGAATGATTCTCTCTTTTATATTAAAATCGAGCATAGACATAATTAGCTATCTCTAGAACATATTGTTTTTGAAACGTAAAACGCTATAACATATGTTATTAATTCACGGAAATTAGTTTTATAAACAGGTCCCCATTTATGAAACGGTAACGCATTAGGAAAACTAACCTTAAATATGTCTTCTAAAATTCTATCCTCGAGTTCTTTTAATTTACTCACATAAATATTATGTTTTGAAGATACTATTTTACGTTTGACAATTTGATAATATTCTTTAGAACATGCTTTAGATAAATCATCTTGAATTCTACTAACAAACATAGAAACAGCATCTTCATATAGATTGTCTCTTTGAATTGTATAAAAATTAGATATAATAATATCTATATTCGCTTTCTTAATATTAATATTACTTCTTTCAATCGCATGGTAGAACCGTTTATCATATACCGGATCAATCGTATGTCTCATTACTTGGAGAATTTCAGCAGTTAAATCATCCAATGAATGAGATGTTGTGAAGTCGAACATGTCTTTCTCAGAATCTGCTTTATTTTGACGTATTCTATTATTATTACGGTGAGCTTCATAATATAACACTGCTATACCGGTTTTTGCGCTTCTTTCTTTAGTATTAAGATTTACGACTTGCCCACTTCTAAATATCTGTCCTATTCTAGAAAATGCTTGATCGGAAATCCGTTTAGTAAGTTCTGAATTATTCTTAGTATCCGCAAAATATTTCTTCATCATCGCTGGTACGAAATGTTTTTCAATCATTTCTAACGGATCAGAATACTTAGTAACCGTAAATTGTTTAGATGCCATATTAGCTATAACATATGCCATAATTTCTGGGTTGCATTCTTTAGGAAAAGATTTTCTTAAATGCTGATTCCAATTCATTATAAGCAATAACTCTATAGCATGTTCGCCGATTTTTTTAATATCATAACGAGCAGCATATGCAATAAGTAATGATAAAATAACAACATATGGTCTTGTTTTAACTCTAGCTGTCAATGGTGTTTTCCACGCATCGGCAACTGCTACCCTAATTTCATTCACATCCAACTGTAATATAGGTAAAATTTGTTCCTGTATTTTATCTTCGGGAACAATAAAAGTTAAACAATACCCTTTAGTACTAGCATTACTATTTGCAATATTGGTTACTTCTTTAACAATATTACGCAAAGTCAGTTCTAATTTACGATTAAACCCACGAACACTCGAAGCTCTTTCTGACATTTTTATTATCAGAGTATCTATTTCATTGATCTTCATGTGTGGCTCCTAGGTTTTAGTTAAAATGAGACGGCTAGTAATACTGCTAAATTATGAACAGCTTCCTCGTATACTTCGTAAGATCTTTTTAACTTATCAACATTAAAAAATTCAGTATATTGTTCTGATTCCAAGCAGTCGTTATAATATAAATTAACATATATAGAGTTGTGAATGTGTTTTAATAAACCTTCTACTACAACTGTTTTATATGCCAAATCAACAGCATTGTCATGGTTTGCGGAAAAATCCCTAACTAGCGATTCTGCCATTGGGACGACCTTGCTTTCGTATTTTTCCTTACGTTGTTCGGTTGTTAATTTATAAAGATTATTCCTCATGTAATTAGTGACCACATTTTCAACTATTGTTGCATTTTCATCATCACTATTATTCACCAATTCTCGTTCATTAATATGGTTGAGTATCGGGGCAATATTCAATACTTTATAAAATTCAACCTGGGCCTTAATCATCTCTGTAATTGCTTCAGTAACCTCGTTCGAAATATCATCGGTAGATCCCATTTTAGTTGTAATATATTCGTAGAATAAAGCATCACATTTAATTTTAGTATCCATTTGAGATTCATCAAATTCAAGGATGAACTCCCTTTCACGATTCTGCTTACTAATAAATTCAGCATTCTTCTTAGATTCGTTAATTTCATTACGGCGATTACGAATTTTTTCTAATGCAGTTCGAGCAGCATCGGCAGCATCGTCTTGAATAATTGATAGATCATAATCTAAAGACATAATTATTTCTCCAGTAATTAATAGGCTTTTAAAAACTCATCTTGAGCTTTATTATAGCTTGAAATATTTGATAGTGTAATTCTTTGAACATTATTAGAAAACATCCACTTATAATAAATTTGTTTCCCATCCAATACTATTAAATTGCGAACACCCAATCTTTCAGATATAACCTTAACTATTTTAAAATCGGCAGTATTTGAAATAGAAAATTCATTGTCATTATTGATATTATCATTATGGATTAGTTCTTTAAATTTATGCGCGGATAATACCGCATAAATAGGCCTCAGCATTTCAATAGGAACGACCAAGCAATAGTTCGGAAAGGACATCACACCTTGCCGTTTTACTTCTACTTCTGCACTTAGTTCACCTGTATATTCGCAAAAATAACTATAAAATATATGTATAGCTAAAAATTTAATAATAGATGATATAGAGGTTGTTACATTTGTAAAGAATGTGGAAGCATCTTTATTACCCGTTAAAAAAGCAAATCTATTAGAGGATACTTGAAATTTATTATTATTCAAATAATCCAATACTTTATATTGAGCAAATTTATCAATAATAATATTATTAATTTTTTGCTCATAGTTATTAATAGATTTAATTGGATCTATAGATGATCCTGTTTTATTAGCAGTTTCAGAATGATTAAATTTACTAATTTCATCTATAAGTTGAGCGACAATATTCGATAAAGATGAAGCGGATACCCCTATTTCTGTTAAAAGTTGAATAAAATCAGCTAATTGAGTAGTATCCCCTCTAATTGAAAAACTGGTATTGTCCAATCTAGTTATAATAGAGGCTGAATCTATTTTAGAATTACTTTTACAAGATTTTTCTAAAAGAGTAAATAACAGATCACTATTTTTTATACTTTGGGATTGAATAGCATTTATCATCCCCATAAATAAACCATTTACTAAATTATTGGTTTCGTCAATAATTTCTTGGGTTATATCTATAATCATTCCAGATACGTTTATTTCATCGCTTGATACAATTGAATGTGTTAACGACTGTAATAAATGTAAAACATGATTAGATAATAATGAAGAGAATAAAGCGTTTGTATTAGATAAAACTTGTTGTTGAGAACCTAATGTTGAAACGGCGGATGCGCTTAATGTTGTATCCACTGATGTTTTAATTCCTGTTTGCTGGTCCCAAGTATCCACATCTAATACTTTTTTAAATGCAAATAACCCACGTCCTAACGGATCACCTAACTGTTGTAAATATTTACCAACATTTTTACTTTTAAAAGTTTTAACCCTAGCGACTTCCGCTGGATCTTTTTCTCTAGCAGCATTTAATTTATCAATCGTTTCCAAGAAATTTGGATCCATTAATTGGCTATAAGAGTCGGGTGGAATTGTTCTTAAAGCATGTTCAATTCTTTCTAAATTCGATACTGATAATAACGGCAACCTCTGACCTAGCGCTGCAAAAATAACCCAATATAACACATCATTAGCTATATCTATTGTCTTGGATGCTGCTATCATAGGAATAGTTAGTAAATTTTCCAATGTTAACGTCGTCACAATTGGATTTAATTCTTTAAATCGCGGTTCTGTTTTAACCATGTGAACCAACATATTTCTAAATTTATCAATATATTCCTGTTTAGTCAAATCTACAGAAACGTCCTCATTGATTTGAGATAGCCCAACATCAATTGTACTATTATCTAATTTTAAAGTAGCAACTGGTACTTTTGGTTTTTCAAATCTATCGAGATTTGAAATATCTTTAGGCTCACGTCTAGGATTAGATAATTGTGTTGTTACTTTTATAGCATTTGTTATTTTAATTTGAGATAAATACTGATTCATCATGAACTGTCTTAGCTCATTTGTTATCTTTGAATCTATAGATTTAGATGCTAAAAAAGGATATACAAACGTCAGTTCATCCGTACTCATTAAGGAGCCTGCATCGTGTTGCTTAATTAAATTGAGTTGGGACATATATGCTCCTGGATTACAAAATCTCTGTTACTTATACATCGAAATGATCTATATTAGGATCTAATAATTGTTTTTCGACTACAGTTCCATTATCTTTGCTTTCAATTTGTTGTATTAACAATCTAATTTGTTCTATAGTTAAATCATACTTATATTCTCTTTGCATTTCTTTGTAAAATGATAGTTCTAGCAAATTAGAAAAAATAGATGATATTAATATGTTTGGTTCATACGCTAATAATTGTTGAATCTTTATTTTCAAGTTGGTAGGTAGTTCGTCTGGATCTACCCAAATTTTTACATGATCCCTAGTATCTTCTACATACCATATTGATTTATGGAGGTCTTCTATGGTGCTTTGTTTTAAAGAACACCTCCATACATATTTAAACGCATCAGATAAAGATGCTGGCATATATCTTTTAAATTCGATACATTCCAAACCACTAGGGTGATTGTTGTAATGAGGTGGGTGATTGACAGTATCTACTTTATTTTTTTCCGGCATTACATTGATCCTTAAATTGACAAAAGAAACATTTTGTATTATCTACATATGGGTGATCATCCGGTGGTAACTGTTTTAGCTCTAAATATTTCAATAACTCTTCTAACTTATTTACTAAATAGTTTTCATGACTTTTAATATCAAATGATTGTGTACTAATTGCTAAAGGTGCAATAAACCAGAAATCACTTATACCACTTTCTTTTTTAGCCAATTTACGAATACTGGTTGCATATTTAATAGCATCCCTCATTGTATCAGATTCAGCAGAAATTAATTCATGACATATATAAATCATTTGGATATATTTAATATTAGAGTAATCATTTAATGTTGGTCGAATACCACCGCGTGTTGGTTCTTGTTTTTTCATTTCTTCTAAATGATTTTGAAGGAGCCATCTATAAAATATTGCTTGATGCAAGTCGCCTAACCTTGGTTTATTACTAGTCAATATTTTTTTATAATCGGTATAAGAGCAGCTTTTAATTTCAACTAATGTTTCGTCATTAATTAATGCATCCAATCTCATTGAAATTCGTTTGGATGGGACTTTTAAACACACTTCGCATTCTGTAAATATTTTACCTAATGATAAATCTTGAATATAATTATGAGTAGCAGTACCTAATGCAGCTCGGAACCCTAATGGTAGCCAGCTATTTGCATAATTTGTAGGTTGAAAACCTAACATTCTAAATAAAGTGGTTTTCATACAATTATGAGCTATATCATAACCTCCAATATTAACAGAATTAGAAGCATATGATTTATTTCTAGAAATAGAATCCTGCCTTACAAGTTCTTTAAACGCTCGGGTTTCAAATAAGGGGGAGGATACAAAGGGCATAGTATCTTGCTGTGGGGATTGCGGAACTTCTCTTTGTGTTCCATTCGCATTAACCTGTTCCATAACATCATCTGAATGTTTTCCGACAGGTGATATTTTCGATGTATCCATTCCTTGTATAAGTTGATCAAATTGGCTGTTCAAGGTCTTTGCCTCCAATTTTAATTAAAATGCTGTTAAGCCGGATATTCCTAATGGTTGTTTAGCTTTTCTACCAGATGTTGGTTTATTTTGTTTTCGATCTTGCTGTTCAGCCTGATTAATAATTGCAGTTGCATTTGGGTTGGGTTTGACGTCTGGAAGACTGATCAAAATAACATTTTTATATTCTTTTGGTATTCCCCTCATTGCATTTTTAATGGGGTTAGCATGTCTTCCACCAGCAACTAATTTAATATTCTTACTTAATTGATCTCTCCAGAATTGAACTGAAGTAGAATCGTTTTTAAAAGCTTCTTCTAGAATTTGTTCAAATAATTCAACATATTCAATAATCGCTTCGTTTATACTTTGACATTCTGGGGTCATATCCATAGTGGATAACGTAGTTTGTAAAGATGTTAAATTACTGGCAGATGAAATTAATTGTTTACCAACAATTTGCATACAATTAAATAGTGAGCCGTACAATTCCGCGATTGCATTTGTACTGTATGACAGAACACATGCTAATATTTTGTCGGCTTCAATAGCAGAGGCATCTGTTTTTGGTTCAGACCTATCTCTTAATAATAAATTATAAACAACATGATTTCTAACCATCTCTGGTGTAGTTGATGATAATGTACTTGTTATACATTTCTTCATATCTGTTGTCATTATAGTATTAATCGTTTTCAACCGTTTTGTAATTGGAAAGTTAAGAGCCATAACTTTACGAATTTTAGATATTATTACATCTAATCCGGATATTCTAAATTGAGTAAATGGTGTGAACATTAATACAAATATAAGGGCAATAACACCCATGCCGGCTGGACCTAAACTTAAAAAACCAGCGGTAGTGTGTAATAATAAATGGAATATTTTAGTGAGTAACCCTAAATACATACTAATCAATATAGCAGCAGCAGAACCAGCCCCTATAATTACATATTTGGCATTATCTGGGATGTGTTTCCATATATCCTCTATTTTATTTAAAACCTTAAAAATACTAGATATTATTCTATCCATAATGGATCCAACTGTTGATTCAGATATTTCGGACATATCGGAATCAAAACTATTTAACACCGTATCCAATTCTTCTTGTAAAGAGTCGCACTCATATAAGAGATTGTCCATAGTTATAGATTCTTCAGAATTCATAGCATATACTGATTTAAGATAATTTACCTGTTCCGAAATCGGAAGAGTCATTATATCCCTATAAAGATCTGTATCTATATCTTTAACATCCCCCATAAAAGAATTAAATTGTTCTTTAAATAATTCTACATTATCGGGATTTAGTTCGCCAATATCAAATAAATGATATTGACAATACCTAGTTAATGTCGCCTGGTCCAAAATCAACCTCCTCCGATTCTACAAGCTGACTGTAGAATAATAATTTGTTTTGCGTATTTTCTATCTCTTCTAATAGTTCTGAAATAGTGTACTTTAGATCTGAAATTTCGTTTTCCTGATCTACTATTATTCGTTGAGCTGTTGCCCTTTCCTTGAACAAGTCAACAATCATTTTATTGAACTCGGAAATTGTTTTGGATATTTTTCGATTTTCTAGGGACACAGGACTCTCCTTACTCGATTATTTCTCCTGTCTCTGGATTATATTCTATACCAGTTTCAGTATCTACTGCTGTAGAAGGTTGAACGTCCTTAGATTTCTCAGGTATGGTTTCTCTAAATAATCCTTTAATTATTCGCCCTTCAATAGATAATTCCAATGCTTTATCAAATATCTTTTTGAACTCCGGTTCGTTGTAATATTTTTCAATAAGATTCCTTTCCGTGAATTTTTCACTTTTAACAATAACCTTATTTTGATCATCATATATATTAATAACTTTGGAACGCCCATCTACACTTACAGACAATGGATATGGTAATTTTTTAGGATCTTTTTTGGTTCTTTTCTTTTCCGTTGCAGTCATATCCCTCATAAATAAATACTCGCTAAGTAACGGAATAACCCCATATTTCTTGTCAAATACACATGTAACAGATACTGAACTTGCTGCTAATTTGTTTTTAACCGTGGTTATTTCTAGTTCCCATCCATCCACACCAAACCCATCATTAGGATTTAAAATTGT